ACTACTCTTCCGCAAGCAATGCCTGAGCAGTACAAACACCATGATGTTATGGTTGCGTACCGTGATTACTACCGTGGGGAAAAGTCAAAGTTCTGTAAATGGACGGATAGACCTATCCCCGACTTTATGTTAGACCTGTGTGCATAGGAGAAAGAAATGGACACCAATAACCATAAATCAGTCGCTATTGATATAGAGACATATGAAATACTCAAGCGAGTAGCTGACCATGAGTGCCGTACTGTTGGTGGTCAGATTCGTTGGTTAATTAAACAAATGCCAATGCTCGCTGACCTTAAACCAATGTCACCAGCTTTGCCGATACGTCGTAAGAAAAAATCTACTGCTATGCGAGCAATGAGTANAAAAGATAGCTATACTTCTAAAGTACTTGAGCAGTTTGCAACCACAAGAGCGACAATGTGCAAAGATGATTTTGAACATCTGGCTGATGAGTGTGACCCTTCTAAAATACTATCAACACTTTGCCACCGTGGTGATTTAGAACGTATCGGTACTTCTGGTCGCCCTTACTATTACCATATAACACCGCAAGGTATCCGTTCTCATAATGGGGTTGTGGCAAGGAGGGCAGCATGAAACCCATTTGGGAAATTTACCAAGCTGAAGATGTTAGTGATACTGGTCAGAAAATATGGTTACTGGATGGACCGTTGGTAAAAGGACCTCTGATGTTTCCATCACTAAAAGAACTGCATCGGTATATGGAATCATTTCATGAAACACCTAAAGAGCGCAATGTTACTAAGTTGCGCTCTGGGGATGCTAGTACACCTAAACATCCTTATGATAGGCCAGATAGTTTCTGGGAGAAGCAAGATGGCTAGAGCTCCGATTGATGTAGAAACTCTGCGCGAGGTAGCAGCAACCGTCGGCAGCCATAAAGAGTTCCGTGATCATTTTGACATTGCACCACCAACCGTTCTCCGATGGAAGATGCAATACAATCTGGATTTACCGGATGGAAGGCATACCCGCCAAGATGCTGATTGGATTACTGCTCGCCGTATTGATATTCGCAATAGACGCGAGGCTGGTGAATCATACCAAAGTATCGCTAATGATTATGATGTAAGCCGACAGATGATATACAATATTTATCGGCGTGATAAATTACGGCTTGTACATGAGGCTGTAAATACATAATATAATATATGGCAATTTGTTAATAGAAAGGAGCAAGCCATGACTGGAAATACAGACTTAATTGAAAACCTTGAAGAGTTTACCAAGGTGCATCACGGTATACTTGATGCTGCTATGTCTATTGGTGACTTGAGTCAGATGTATGGTGAGTTACTCGCATATGCTGGTTTTGTTGAGGCACGGTATCCTGCTGTACATAAAGAAGCTATGTTATGTGCTGAGCGTATTGCCCAAGCTCGTGAGGATAGGGTGGCAGCTCGTGACGCGGGGTAAGCATGGTTCACCAGCGGATCGTGGTGGGGCTGACCGTTATTATGGTCGGCCTTACAAACCTCATTACTTTCCCGAGGGTACATATGTTGGTGAGCGGATTGTGCCACCACAAATGACTGAAGCTCAGATTGAGGAGTACCATAATGCGTACAGACAGGAAGAAGATCGTAAAGACTGGGGGTAACTCACTGATCGGGTTACATATTTTATCTGCAACACCAAAGAGGACATCATGGATAAACAAGATTTGGAAAACAGTGGCTCACTTCTTGAGCAAATAGTCTCACTAGATTGGGCAAGCCCAACAGGAGCAGAGTGTAGTGCATTTGGTATTGATGAGTGCCATCTTCATAGTAGGATTTGTTTCCGGCCGGATAATGTAGTTTGGATTATAGAAGGTAATGAGTTCAGATCTCTCAGTTATACTGAAGACCAAACTCAGTTCTGGACATTATCATATAGATATGGGCAGGATAATAGTAATCCTGTTCCGAGATAAGGGGGTAGACGCATAGGAGTTAGCGCTCCACCTTTCGAGGGCGACGTGTATTAGGTTTGTCGACGTCCTAGCGATATATTATCGTGTAATACAAGGCCATGGATGCCCAACCATTATGACCCTTGATGTTTAGCATAATGGAGTGTGTCAAAAGCAGTGTCTACCTTAAATCATTGGCTGCAAATCCATGGAACACCTAACCGATTACTTTGAGTATTTATTAGTTGTTTTCAATGCCTCAGGCTTTATTATTAAACTATAACCTTAACTCGCAGAAAGGAGTCTATTATGGTTATCAATGAAAAACTCTGTTACACCTATCACATTCTGGATCAGGATGAAAAAGTTGTAGAAATCCACACAGATACTGACCGTCAAAAACTTATTAACTTAACAAATAGTATTTGTGGTCACCGTCCCGATTATACGGCGGTTTATGTAGGTCGTCAGTACCATGCTGTTCACTGGCAACAAACTAATCCTGAAGCAGCAGCTTTTCTAATGCAGCTTCGTGATGCAGAAAGGACTTATCAGTAATGTATTATTGGTACAATTTATCTTGCGGTAATGAGTCTATCATTCGCCCCTTTGCAGGGGATATCATGACTATTTATGCTATGGATAAAACCATTGGTGCTATCCAAAACAAAATACAACGTCAGGCAAAAGCATGGCCTGATAAGTATAACCCCGATGATGTTTATGTAGTAAAAACCAAAAAAGATATGCGGTTCAAACTCCATGGTCATTATCAACTTATTAACGATAAATTACGGAGGGTATAATGAATAACGCAAAAGATCTTATCTTTGATTTTACTGCCTTCACTGGTAGCCTAAATCAGTATTCCCATAAACTACCCATGACCCCTGAGCTACGGCTTACGGATGGTACTAAAGCCTTCGCTGAAAGGATGGGTGCTTACTGGTTTATGGATATTATAGCTACTGAGTTCCTACCGCTGCTTAGTGAGGAGGATTATATTATCTTCATTCAAGTAACTGTGGATGATACTAATAGTGCAATCATTGTAGGTACAGATGGTGATAAAGGTGATGGTCCCAAAATACTACATACTCGGGTAATTGAGTATACAGACCTGCCGCCTAACTCTGGTTTCAAGTTCTACCTTTCGGATGGCTTACTTATGCTACCGAGTGAATACTAATGGGTAGCTCTGGTGGGTTGAGTGATTCATACAAACAATTCCTTGATGAATTACGGGATAGTGGTGAAACCAATATGTTCGGGGCTACTATCTACCTTATGCAAGAGTTTGATATAACCAAACATCTCGCAACCGATATTCTTAATACATGGATGAAGGAGTATAAGGATGGGTAAAGTCAAAGCAATGGCGATGGAAATGCAAGAAGAAGCACAATATCACTTTTTAGAAGGTGATACGGATGCCCGACAATGCGCCATGGAACTTTCTAAAGCAGGGATGGATCCTGATGAAATAGAAGAATGGATAGATGGAGCAACTGCTGAACGTGCCGATACTGTTATGAATAAATTGATGGAACGGATTAACCCTTGCATCAATCAATAAGATGTATAATGATGAAGGTACAAGAAAGAACTCTTGTGTATATCCTCCCTTAACTTGGCGGTCACTCCGGTGGCCGTCATTTTTATCGTGACGAACATAGTGACCAACCTCTATGGCTCTCATACCTTATTATATAATTGTAGCCAATGGTGGCTATATCAATAAAAGGAGGCAGTATGATAATCTTTGGCCTTTTAGGTGCAGTATCTGTGCTCATAGTTCTGTGGATACTCAGCTAAACAAAATAGTCACATGGAGTATTTAATACTACTTCATGTGGCATCACGCTTTATTATATAAGGGTAGGCAGTTGCTTACAGATCTTAACAGGAGGTATCAATGACTGAAGTTATTAATTATGTTTCCAAAGTTGCTAGTGATCTTGGCCTGAATGAGTGGACTAAAAAACTCGGCCAACAGCACTTCAATGTTCCCAATGAGCCAACTACTCTTTGTGGGATGCCAATGCTCGGTAATAACTATGCTCGGGTATATAGCGATACAGATAAAACACCTTGTCCTAAATGTGAAGAAGCATTGGTGCTTCGTGCGGATAGTATGTATTCTTCAGCATTACCCGCTAGTGATGCTCAAGAGTGGTGGGGGTAATCATGGAATTACTCTGGGATATGATACCTGTTTTACTGGTAATCATCTTTATCTAAACAATAATACAATGGTCAAGGGTCACGGTCTAATAACCGTGGCTCTCTGATATTCTGGTACTTTTACATATAGTACCGAAAATGAAATATGGAGTGATGTACTCTATCCGATATTCAAATATACGTTATCTGGGTATACAAATATATCAAAGGGTTATACCTCTAAATCATATATTGTAGTCTAAACTTTAGACAGCTACGCGAGTTTCAGCCGTTGGTTTTTTGAAATGACTCGATTTCTATTTACCTTCCTATTATAGAAAAGTAGTATGAGTCTTATGGCAAAGGCAAAGGTTACTCATAAAAACAGTTTGGACATTGTGGCTAATCCTCGGGTGGAAAAAGGGCTGACACCCATGCAGGAAAAGTTTGCAATGATCTATGCAACAGAAGAAGTTACGCAGACGGAAGCAGCACTCAGGGCAGGGTACGCTGAATCCAATGCACACTCTATCGCAAGCCATATGTTGAACGGACGTAACTACCCTCAGGTTTTGAATAGGGTATACGAAATAAAGAAAGAGCTACAGCATAAGTACGAGGTAACCTTTGAAAGCCATGTACAGAAGTTAGCACAACTCCGCGATGTAGCTATGCAGAATGGAAACTATGCGGCAGCAGTTTCAGCTGAAAAATCAAGAGGCCAAGCTGCTGGTCTTTACATTGACCGTAAAGAAATATTGCATGGTAAGATAGACCAAATGAGTAAAGAAGAAGTGCTTAGTGAAATTAAGCGGATACAGCAAGACTACCCAGCATTGGTAGAAGCGACCAGCCCTGTCATAGAGATGGACAAACTGGAGGTTTTACCCGATGGCAAAGAACCCTGAGTCTAAACTTTGGAAAGCCTTACGTGACGGAACCAGACCCCTTGGGGTACACTGGACTAGAATGGAGTCATGGGCGAGTCCAGGAGTGCCTGATGTCAATGGTTGCTTGAATGGCAAGGACTTCTGGGTAGAGTTAAAGATACTTGCGACAAAGTCTGACAAGAAGTTCCCTAAGTGGCGTCCTCATCAAATAGCATGGCAGACCTCAAGAACCTCTGTTGGTGGATGCGTTTGGAACTTGGTTCATCATCCTTCGTCAGGGCAGCTATTATTTATGGATGGCCGAAACCTGAGTAAGAGATTGATGGATGGAGAGCCGTTGTACGATGACCGGATGGAATGGCCGATGGATGGAGATGGATGGGCAAGAGTACTCCGACGACTGATGATGAGCGACGATCCAGGTCGAGAGGTCCGGTGATATCGGTTGAATTCACATGACATCAGGTGTCGAGCTGCTCGTATCTTTTTTACTCATTATGATAACTTAGGTGTTTACAGCGGAAGGTCTATTTGCTACTCTATATGTGTAGCAGGGTTGCTACTAACTCAAGTTCGTAGAAAGGAACTTATCATGGCTAAATCAGCTAAAAAAGTCGTAGCTCAGGAAATCACTTTTCAGGGCATTAATTCTCTCCCCGAGGACCAGCGTAACATGGGCGTCACCGCTCAGGACATTTTTAAGTTTGTCCAAGAGCAAGCTGGCGGCAATCCAAATAATGTCGGTGTCCGGCCTACTGTTGATGTAGTCGGTACGCCTAATCCTTTTCCTTTTGAAAAGGCAAAAACATTATTTGACGAGGTAGGCAATCCCAACCTCGCCCTTCGTGGTAAGGTAGTATGGCAGTTGATCAACTCCGACAGTCATGGCGGTGAGGTTGTCACCCTTACAGATGTAGACCTAGCACATAAGTCTATTAAAGCTCGTAAGTACCATGCTCTACTGGATGCGCTTAATGGTGGGCAGTCACCATCAGCCAAGTCCACATGGGGCAAGAACTTCGTTGAGCTGTTCGTTATCCCAGCTTAATTATCCTAGGATGGGCGGCCGATGGTCGCCCATTCTTTTTTGATGGATGGATGGATGGAAACGGATGGATGGAGATGAATCTCTATGTATATATGCATAGTCATATATACTCACACTACATCATTAAATTTCGCCAGACTTCTCCAGAAGTCAATCCTGGTCGCTGCGACAATTTTGTGCTGGCAAGATAGCGCGTGTGCGTTTAAGTATTTACATAACGCAACCAACAAAGGGTTAAATCAATGGTCTATGTTTATATGTTTTTCTGCACGTTATGCATGGTGGCTGGTGTCACTTTAATGTTTGCCGCAAGCGGCGGTTTTGTATTGCCACCAATTTTTGACCACCATTGGGTCAATATGTTTATGGGGTTAATGGGTTTGGTAATTGCTGGTTTTGGTTATGTCAGCGCATGGCGGCATAAATGCTAATGGCGTTAATTGGGGTTATTGCAATTATTTTTGCATTAATGTGCTTTTAGGGGTTTACACCCATATCCCACCTGTGGCATAAAATATGTATAGCCACCGCATAGGGCGGCGGCGTTAACTAAAAAGGGGTTAACAATGGTTAACACAACAACACAAGCGGCACAGGCTTTTAACGGTGCAAATGGTGCGGCTAGCAATATTAATGTTGCAGCTATGGTCGCTTTTATCAACGCTAACGGCATGGGCAATGTCAACTTGCAGCTAACACCTAACGCCTTGGCAAACGGTGTACTGTTCGGTGGCGGTGCATTATGGCGTGTCATGCAGCCTAAAAAGTCTGGTGCGGTTAGCGCACGCGGCCTTATCTTATGGGCGTGTGTTAACGGTGTGCCGCAGCATACTGTTAAGGGTGTTAAATGCTTTAATGTTGCTGGCATTAGCACAAAGCTCCCAGCCAAGTTAGCAGCCGTGCCTATGGCAGCTATACAGGCCGCGCACCAGCATTGGGACGCTAGTGTATTTGCTAACGCCACTAGCAGCCACACTAACCAAAACGCGGTTGCAGCCGTGCTAAACGGTGGCTTTAATCTTAGCAGCCAAACGGCTAACACCTACGGCACGGCTTACGGTCAGCTGGTACTGGCAAGCTAAACCCCAGCGGTGGGGTGCCAAAAGGTACCCCACCGCACATTTGCCACAGTGTGTCCTTTCTGCAACAGGGCAACCCCCCTAGAGAGCGATGAACCTGTACCAGCGCAGTGCAGTACACGGTTCTGTCCAAATCGTTACCACTCTGAAAATTATACAGCGTACCCCCACCCCCCTTTTTGAAACAATGATCGGAGAGTCTTGCGCTAAGAAAATTTTTATATTATTAAATAATTATGACAAATGCCCCAATG